GGCTGCGATGGCCGCTGTGTCGTCCGTGATTCCATCGCACACTGCGTTATAGGGTGACGAGGTGACACTCGGCGCGATGTTCGACCCAGACACCGGACCGGTAGCCGCGACGGTGCTTGCCGACAATTGCTTTTGGACGGTCACATTGCCGGTGCCGTCGCCGCTCAAACCTGCGATCGCTGGCGCCGCCGCGCTTGCCTGCACGCTGCCGTCAGGAAAAGTCACGCCGGCCGATCCAATCTGTGTTCCTCCAGCGCCGGCACTTCCCGGAAAGATCGGGTTCATCATCGGCGTCAGCACTTCCGATGCGGCCATATTTACCTGCGCGGTTCCGCTCGTCCACGCCGTTGCCCGCACGCGCAGATAGGTCGCGCCACTGGTCGCCGGCGACCAGGTCCCATTTGCCGTTTCCGTTGCCAGCGCCGTCCAGGCAACCGTGTCCAAATTCGAATAGTTCGCGTTAGGCGCACTGGTCGTAGCCGTCTCCAGAACGCCCGTCCACGTGCCTGAAACGGTCACTAAAACCCAGGGTGTTCCCTGCGGCAGTTGGTAATACACACAGTTCGCGGCCCCGCAGGGCACGCCCAGCGCCGTGATATTTCCAAAGGTCGTCGTGTTTTGACCGCAAAGAGAGCCCGCCATCGCGCACAGCAGCGCGACGGTTACAAACAACCGCTTGATCATGGTTTTTCCTTTGTTATTGGTTCAAATGCTTGATTTGCCGGTACATCTACCTACGGGGTGGTATCATTTTGGCGAGTAATCCACACACCCGGAGAGCCCTCAGTTGCGGCCGTGGGCTTCTCTGTGAGGTTGAAAATGATGAAAGTTGCGCTTGTCGCTGTTTGCATATTGAGTTGCTCTGCGTGCGCTCAGACCTCGGCACCGGTGACCTTGATCCCGCCTCCGCAGCAGCAGCCGTCTGCGGTCGCGCCGGCTCAATCAGAGCCACCCAATTACGCGAATTTCTCGATCATGCTGGTTAATCCGGCCGGAGGCGCTGTCGTGCTCATGCACAACCCCAAAAATGGGCTGGAATACGTCGACGTCGCCAAAACCAAGGAGGCTTTCGCTGCCGGATATGTGCCATTCCGAACTGCTGAGATCAGCGAGCTGATTACCGGCCTCAACGAGGAGATCTTTCGCCTCAGGTATTTAAATGAAAGGTTGAGACTGTCTCAGCCTGCACAGGCGGCTGTTCCGTCGCTTTCCGCAATGCGCTCTCAGGCCGAATTTGAGACCCAGCAACGTGCGCAGGCAGAGGAGCAGCGGCGAGCACAAGCGACAGCCGAGAAAGCCGCGCGCAGGCAACAATTGCTCCAGGCGTGGATGACGCTGCAAACTGCTAGGCCAGCATTCCAACCGATGCCCCTGCCGGCACCTATGCAGATCGCTCCCTACCGCGCCAATCCGAACATAAACTGCACAACGCAACATATCGGAGACACCTCGTACACGAACTGCAACTAAGGTGGACCATGCACGACTACTGGTTTCAATCCATCGTTATCGGCCTGCTCACGGTCATCGCTGCGCGTCCCATTCTCGAAGACCGGGAGAAGCGGTGGGCCGAAAAGATACGGCAGCAGCGCGAGGATGAAAAAGCAGCGCGCGACCTCGATGGCGAACTGCTCCGTGACCGCGCGCTTCAGGACAAGCTGAACTCCGCCGCTAAGGGTTGACCCGGGTGGCATCGAACGCCGCCTTTGAGCGCAGATACTCATCTGAATAGTAGTTAGGCTGTCCGAGCGGCCCGGTCCTGCTGCCCATCGCCGCTCCCGCGGCCGCCGCCGGACCTGTCGGGTTCACCGCCGGTGTGTGCGCACCCGCTGCCACGCCCTGATCCCGCATCAGCCAATCAACAAAAATAGGGCTGTTCATAAACTTGCCCAGGGCATACTGCGTGGCATGGTAGGCCGCAGTGGCGCCTAAGGCTAACGGGTGGCCCGTCACCGCCGCTGGTATTGCCGCGCCAGCCTCGCCCATCTCCCCATATTTCAGCCCCATCTTTGCCGATCCGCTTGGGTTCAGGTCCTCGTGGAGCACCGTCCCAGCATTCCCGATGTCCTCAAACTGCTGGACCTGCTCCGGCGTAAACAGCGCGTTTCGGTACGCTTCGGGCAGCTTGTTCCACCGCCCTTGAAATGTCTTGAAGTTGTATCCGCCCTCTTTCGTCGTGGCGAGCAGATTTTCCGCCACGCCGCGCTGGATCGGTCCAATCCCATCCGGCCCCAGCGCTGCCTGAAGCGCCTTCGCCATTTCGGGAGTCTGCCGGATACCCTTGACCAGCGTGGAGGCGTCGGGCGTGCGCACGGCGTTATAAAACGGATGCTGCGGGTTATCGTAGGTGGCCTTCATGTACTTCCAGGCGTCGTTTGCATTGCGGAAGGTCTCGACCTGGTCCGGCGTCAAAGCACTTTCTCCGGAAGTGATCGCGTTGTCTGCTGCGCCAGCAAGCTGAGAAATCCATCCGTTCGCCTGGTTCTTCACCAAATCGGGGTTCGTGTTGTTGAAGTCAAGCAAATCGGACCGGAGCCGATGAAGTTCGCTATAGGTTGGCACGCGAGGGGGCACAGCCTCCGGGGCAGCGGATGCTGGTCCAAAGCCGGAAACCACTGCGGGAGCCGCTTTACCATTCCCTTTCGCGTCCGCCAGGTCGCGCACGATCGCCATCGCCTTCGTCGGCTCGAGCTCGGGATGCAGTTTGTAATACGGAGCGTTCTCATCGAGAATCGCCTGCGCCTGCTGCCGCAAACCAGCCGCTCCCGGCAGTGGCTGGTTTCCCACCTGGCTATCGAGATCCTTGAAAGCCTCAGTTGCGGCCGCCTTCAAGTCAGCATGGCTCGCCAGCAGCCCCTGCTGCACCGCCGCGCCGCCTTCTTCCGAACCTACCGGAGACATAGTGTCCAGGAGGCGATCCGTGAAGCGGTTAAGCGCCGCGAGGTTCGAGGCATGCGCCCTCGTGTAGTTCGCCTGAGACGTGAGGCTATTCTCATTGAGCCACTTGGCCGCGTTCAAAGGTGTCGAGTTTGTTGCCTCTGCCGCATCCGGTTGCACGCCCACACTCTTCATCGACGCGTATCGCGCCGCTGGCGTCAGATCTGTGGTTCCCGGGATCGGCGCATTCACGTCCCCGGTCAGCACCGACTTCGGGTGCCACCGGTTATTCACAAAATCCCACGCTGAGGGAAGCGTGCCATTGCGGACCGCCTCGGGGATCAGCCGGTTCACGCCGCCCACCGTGTTGACTGGACCCTCTGCGCCAGCCACGGGCGCTTCTCCAGCAGGCCCCAGTGCGGCCGAGGGCTTGATCCCCGACACCGCCGCGCCCATCACCCGGCCGCCCTCGATGTTCCCAAGCAACTGGCCGCCCAGGTTCTCAGCTGCGAGCGCGTTGCCGCCCTGCTGCTTATCCTGCATATATTGCTGAACAGCCGGATCCACCAAGTCTGTCCCGATAGCCGCAGCAGGGCCATTAATCACCGCATCCGATGCGACCTTCGCCGCCCCTTTCAGCGTGTCGATCGGGTGCAGAAAAGGCTGCGCCATCGCCTTGACGGCTTGGCCGCCCACCTGCAGCGCGCCGCCCAGCAGCCCTTGGTCGCGACCGCCCGAGCCCACCGGGTTGGTGAGCGCATCCCAATAGCTCGCCTTGGCGGCGTCAGGCACGTCCATCGGTACCATCGTGAAGCCCTTGGCGGCAGCGGCCTGCACATTCTCCGCTGGAATGTATCCGTTCAGCCCGTCCGGCGAGCGCATCGTCACCGCAACCTTGAACCCGGCCGCTTTTGCCGCGTCCACATTTTTAAACGGGATGTCCCCGGACCTTCCGTCAGGAGAAAGCATCGGCACAGTATCAGAAGCAGGCCCAACATCTGAAACTTCACCGCCATTCGGAGGAGTAGATACCCCCTCAAGCGCCGGATCGATAGAGGGGCGAGCGCTCGCCGAGGTCCCTGTATGTACCCATGAAGAGGTTGCCATTAGTGAGCCTTTCCCCCAAACTGTGCGAACGGGTCATTACTGTTCTGTTGTTGCCCGGGCTGCTGCCCACCGCTCTGCCCATACATCCTCTGCAGCACCCGATTGCTTCCGATGCGTGAGTTCATCTGAGAGGAAACGGCTCCCCGAATGCCCTCGATGCTCCCGGCGCGCTGCTCCGGGCTCTGTTTTGCGGCGGCCAGAACCTGCGCCTGCAGGCGCGATGCGTCGCTTCCTTGTCCACCGCCCATTACCTTGGAATAATCATCGGCAACGCCGAGAGTAAGCGCGGCGTACTTCGCAATTGGACCGCTGCCTGTCTGCGCTTTTTGCCAGTCCGCCACGCTGTTCAGCACCTGCAGTTGGTGAGCGGGGATGCCTTGCGCAGCTTGCGCCAGTTGATCCAGCGTTCCGCCCTTATCGGTGAGCGACTTGGCCGAGCCGAAGAACTGGACGTTTGCCGGCGACTTGGCCACGCTGAACTGCGCGTCTGCCGACTGAGCGTTGTATTGCCCACCACTCAACCTATGGGCGGCCGTCAAGGATTTCTCAATAAAATCAGGCGTGGCGCCGCGAGATTTCAGCTCGGATAGAGTCGCGTCACCGTTCACCAACAGCTGAGCCGCCGCATTTGGATCACCCTGCGAGAGCGCCTGCCTTTGGGCTGCCAGGGCCATTTCTCCCGGCATTCGCGCGGACTCCTCTGCCCCAGCCTTGCGCGCCGCCTGCTTTACCTCTCCTGCGTTAATCTGCGCAGCCCCCGGAGCTGTCCCCATGGCCACGGCCGCCGGCGACGGCGCATAGAAGGGGCTTTGCGGATCCATCGATCCCGCCTCTTTTTGATTAGCGAGCTGCTTTTGCTGGTTCTCGAGTTCTTTTGAGAACGCACCCAGACTCAGGTTTTGAATATTCAGTTGTTGACGCGCCTGCTTCGGGTCGGTGTAAGCGAGCTGCGCAAGCTGTTGCGCCTGCTGCAGGTGTTGCGGATCGAAGAGGCCCTTCCCATATAGCTCCTGCGCAGCTCTGAGAATGCCGACCTGCAGCTGATCGTCCGGCAGACTCATCACTCCGGTCATGGCATCGGAGATCATGCCATTCTTGGTTCTCATGGCGTCAGCGTTGGCTGTTCCCGCCTGAGCATCATCCTTCGCTATCGTGGAGGCCTTTGCTTTCATGTCCAGAATATGAGCCTGAAGGCCCTGGACAGCCGTGAAAGATGCGCCGTTCTTGATCGCCAGCGGAACCAGGTCATCATAGCTTGGCATGGGGTTCGCGGACGTCCCCTGCCGTACGCCAGCGGCCGCCGGACCATTGACGGTTGCAGCCGAGCCGCCCAGCGCCTCGCCGGTTTGCGGATCGGGAATAGATCCGGTCTTTGCAGCGACGGACGGCGCTGCGCTTGGAGCCTTGCCCCATTGCTGCATCACCGCGCTCATAGCCTTCTGGTCATTGGCGGCGCGCTGCTTCGCCTCTATATCCATCTGGCCGCTCTGCACTGTCTGTTGAGCCTGCTGCTGCTGCAGCGGAGCCATCGCCTGCTGCTGCTGCATCTGCTGCGCGCGCGCCTGCTGCTCCTGCTGCGCATTCTTGATGCCCATCAACTGCCCGTACATCTCCAGCGCGCTTGTCGGTTGCGCGATAGGTGCGGTATGAAGTGCGGGAAGCGGAATCGTCGCCATTTTGTCTCTTTCCTTAGCCTTAGAACAAACCTGCTGTGTTGTTGTTATTGCTAATCATCGAGTTCAGCTGATTCGTATTCGAGGTGTTCCATGGGTTGCTGGAACCGGCGTTCATAAGCTGACTCAGCATCATCATCTGCGAGAGGCTGTTGGTCGCCCCCGTAATGCCGCTTCCCAGCGCGTCTGCACTGCCAACGTACCCGGAGGCCGTCGCGGCCCCAGCATTCTGGTAGTCCTGTCCCACCTGCGCCCCCGTGTTGTTCAGCGTGCTCGCCACCTGCCCCGCCGACTGCACACCTTGGGATCCGAGTGTCTGCGCGCTAGTCTGGCCCATATTGGCCATCGCCGCCAGCCGGTTGAACTGATTGGTTTGGTTATTGCTCCAAGTGTTGTAGTTCGTGCCGTAAGTTTGCAGCGCGCGGTTATACACGTTGTTGTAGTTAGTGCTGGCCACACCCTGTCCATACTGCTGTTCAGCGTTCAGAGTGCCGCCGGTCAGCAGCGACCCATTCGCCGAGGCTCCAGCCTGCACCGCGGCCTCGCCCTGGTTCAGCGCAAACTGCTCGCCTGGCGAGGCCGCGGCCTCAGCAGCCGTCGGCGCCGTGAATGCACCGCCCGGGTAGGCTTCCATCAGCGAGCCCATTGCGCCCAGATTGGTGTTGGCTGTGCCAGTCAGCGGCGTCACGCCAGGCGTCGTCACTGAGCCGGTGACGCCAGGGATACTCATCGTCTGCCCCGGTGTCGAGGTGCCACCCCCGATGGTGCCGCTCGGCGTAACGCCCAGCAGGTACCCGAGGGACGCCAGGCTATTCGCGCCCGTCTGTAGGAAAGGCTCCTCGTTCGCCTGATTCTGCTCCTGCGTCTGCACTTCGTTGGCTAGCGACTCCTGCCCCAGATCGCCCTGCAGCGTAGCAGCGCGATCGGCCGCATTCGCCTGCGTCTCCGCGGCCTTCTTTGCCGCGCTGGACTCCATGATGCCAGTTCCCACCGCTCCGGCAGCACTGACCCCGGCCCCGATCATGAGCGCCGCCCCCGTTCCTATTCCCGACATGCTTCCACCCCCGTGATCCAGGTCAAATCGTTGTCATGCCGCCGCCTCGATAGCAGATTCGCCCATTGATCGGTGAACTGCTTTTCGGCGTCCTCCACTGTCTTGGCATCCGAGGGGAAAAACATCGTGATCTCGGTATCGCCGAGCGTCACGTAGGCCTGGATGCGATGAGCGCTCGCCGCAAGCACGTTGTAACCAGTCAGCTCATACCAGCGGTCCCCGGCGCAGACGCAGCAATTACCGTGGATGGTAAGCACTGTCGGGATCTTGATCATTACGCTCGTGAATGCCATACCTCCCGGAACCCGGCAGGTCCGCGCATACATGCCGCCATGCAGAACGTGCTCCATGCGCACCCTGAAACTGTCTTCGTGCGGCTTGATCTTCGCCGCCGCATCCCTGATCCTAGCTTCCATCTCCGGCGGTGTGGGCGGCAGCGCTTGGCCTGGGATGGAAAGCGCGTTCATAAGCTCCTCAGAAAGACGCTGTTCGTGCGCCTATATCGCCCAACGTTCATCGCAAGCATCTTCGCGAACCGGCTGCCCACAGGCGCAGTGTATTGAAACGCCTTGCAGGCATTGTCTTTCGCGTACTGTTCGACGAAGTCAAGCATCCCCGCGCCGATCCCTCTCTTGCGATACTCCCCAGCGAGAAAGATGCTCTCGGTGCTCGCTATCTTTGTGCCGTAGTGCGGCACTACCCAACTCAGCACATTTGCAAAGCCGATGAGCGTTCTACTGTCGTAGACGCCGAAGGCCTGCAGCCCGCCAGAGCGTTCCATCGCCTCATAGAGGTGAGACTGCGGGCAGGTCGGGCCCAGCTCCGGCAGGGAACACTCGGCCGTGTATTCGTCCAGCAGCGCGGCCGCGTTCGGCGCCTCAAGAATGTCGCGATAAGAGATCGCCCGAATCAGAGGCATCAGTAGCCCCACGCGTGCCAGGAGCACGACGAGCTGGTTTGCACCGTGTTCGCAGACGAATAGAATCCGGTAGGGGCCGTCAAGCTCTCCGTCATGATGCCGCAGGCGTAGATGTTGTTGCCGGAGCCGCCTGGGTTTGCCGCGCAAGCAGCGCCTGAACCTCCACCGCCGGAATCGCACCCATTGGGGCTGAATACTACGGTGATGCTCGCAAGATTGGTGAAAGCATGCGGGAAGGTCATCGAGAAACTGCCGCCAGTCTGGCCGCCGAAAGTGGGCGTCGTCCCCCACTCTTCGTAGCTTCCATCTGGGTTCTGTCGATAGCAGTTACCGCCGCTGCAAACAACGCCGGTCGAGCCACTTCCAGTGGTCCCCACCGTCATCCAGTTTGTACCGTCATAGAAGGCGTCCAGCGCGGTCGTTGACCCGATTCCGTTCGACATGATGGGAGCGTTGATGAGGTTTGCAGGCCACGAAACGGTGTAGATGCTGCCGGTCAGCGGGATTCCGGGGGTTCCCGTGCTCGGGACTCCAATTTGAATGTACGATGCGCTGGAGGTGGTGAAGTAGTAATTCTCCGCTCCCGTCCCCGTTCCCAGATAGAACTTGTAGCTGGTTACACCCGTAGCCACTGGGCAATTCCAGGTAATCGTGTTCGTCGCGCCAGATCCCGTAGTCTCGGTAGCCTCCGCGCTGGGCAAAGACTCCACCGTTCCCTGCAGGTAGGAGCACTTGGCGTAATAGGCTGTCGTTGCAGGGACCGCGCCGCCCGTGGTGAGGGTCGAGAAGGTAGGCGCGGAGGCCGGCGCGGCCGTGGTCGACGACCCCTGCCTGAGCGCAATCGAGATGAGCTGTCCGGGAGTCCCCCCGCTGATCGAGCTGGAGGTCACGTTGCCTGAGAGCGTCATCTCGAACGCGCTATAGTTAGCCGCGGAGTAAATGGGAGTCGCCGTGAACGGGATCACATCTAGGTTTCCGGTAAGCGGTGTCGTACTCGATACGGTAGAACTGGAGACAGTCACCCAGTTCGATCCGTTGTATACCGCCGAAATCCCTGTGCATGTGTTTGCGCTGGTTGAAACCCCTGGCACCTGCAGCAGGTTGGTGGGCCAGACGAACGTGTAAGTTCCAGTGGCATTCTGGCAAACATCGATCGTGACAACTTGTCCGGTCACGCCGCCAGTGAGGGTGCTTGAAGTGACGGCCCCGGTCAAAGTGATAGCGAAGTTCGAGTAGCTTGCCGCGGGGAAGATCGGCGTCGCGCTGTAGGGCACCGTATCGAAGTTTCCAAAAAGAATCTGCGGCGTCGTCGAAACCGTGTTCCAGTACGCGCCGTCGTAGAACGCAGTGACGATGGTGCAGGAACTGAGAATCGGATTAATCGTAGGCGGACTGAGATAGTTGGACGGCCACGCAAAGGTGAACCCGGTCGTAATGCCCCCCACCGTCTGCCCGGTCCCGTTCTGACACAGGTTAAAGGTGATGAGCTGGCCAGCCGTACCTCCGGTGATGCTCGAAGAGGTGACGTTGTTCGTCAGCGTCATCGTGAAGTATCCATACGAACCCGCCGCAAACACCGGCGTCGAGCTGAACGTCATGGAATTCAGGGCGCTGGCCACGCTTGTGAACGATCCGGAAGCCGGCGTGGTCTGGCCGATGGGCGTGGAGTCGATCGTGCTGTTCGTAATCGCCGCGTTGCTGATCGTTCCGCCACTTACCGCCGCGCCCGTGATGGTGCCCCCGCTCCACGTGCCCCCAGTCACCGTCGTGTTGTTGAAGATGTTCCCGGGCACCTGGTCAACGGTCCATTGCAGTGCTCCGCTCGCGCAGTTGGTGCCGCCCGTGCTCCAGATCACGAACTTGTAAGTAGACGGCCCCAACCAGATATTGGCCGAGCCCGTCGCATCCAACGGCACCGGATTTGGATTCTGTGTCCCGCCGGTCGAATCGGTATAGGTGGCCAGTGGCGTAGACGTACCACCCGTGTAGGTGAACACACATCCGCCAGCGAGCGACACGCCGTTGGAATCGGTGAAAGTCACATGCGGGCTCTTGAAAGGCGACACAGCTACCTGCGCCCAGGCGCTTGCCGAGCTCGCCGCAGCCATCACGGCGCTCATCACCCAAAAACTAACTCTGCGCATATTCATAGGACGCTATCAGCTCCTCAAACTCTTGTTCGGTTGTGATGTTGCCGCCGTCGATGCTGTAGTTCCACGCGTTGCCCTTGCCAGGCGTCAGCGGAACCGTACCGCTCTTCGTGACGCCCAGCAGCGACGCATTCCCGCTTGGCGTGTTGGCTAGCGTCCACGCCTTGGCAGCGCCGCTCGCACTTTCGCCCGATACCGATACCGGGATCGAGTTGATCGCCTTGTGCCACTGCGCCAGCGCCTGCTGTCCGCCGGTTGTCAGCACGCCCGTCTTAGGGTCCGTGTATCCCATTGCCGCATAAACTGGTTTTGCTGCAATTGCCATCCAGCGCTCCTAACCCCTAATCCCTGATCCCTGACCCCTGTTTTTCTACGTCATCTTTCCGTACATCTTGCTCAGTCGCTCGGTTGGAACGTCGAAGCCCGGCGTCGCTCGCAGATCGGCCTCGATGATCTGCCAGGGAATCGGGTCTGTTACTGCGAGTTCGAAGACGCGATCGCGGGCCCGGCCCATCCGCTGCCACCGCGCCCGGGCGTCATAATCTCCGGCCTGTCCCACATCCACCCAGTGTTCATTGCCCCAGGTGCGGCCGCCGTCGTTCGACCAGCGCAGCATCGCCTGCGGTCCGCGTCGGTTTCCTTCCCCATCCAAAAGCGGCGGCATCGGCCCATCGCCGACGTTCATCACCACTTCCAATTCGTGAAAGTAGATCCACTGCCGCTCAGTCGAGACATGCGGAGCGCGCCGAAAGCGCCGGAGCGGCTGCCCGTCGTCATCCAGGTTGGCGATGTCCATCGCGTAGATATTGCCGCTGTTCCAGTCGCCCACCAGGTGCGTGTTAAACGCGAAACAGTGGCAGGTGGACAGATGCGCACTGTAGCCGGTGAGGCCTTTCTGCGACCAGTAGCCGCGCTCGTGCCACATCTGCGTGGCCGTGTCGTAAACCCAGGTCGCTCCATAGCCGTTGTTCGCACTCGGAAAGCGCACCACCCAGAAGGTGTGCCCCTGGTCCCTGTAGCTGTAGGCCACCGCGTCGCTGCACTTTTTGGGGTAGGCCGCCCACGCCGTCTCTTCCGCATGGGTCGAGATGCGCAGCGGCGTGTATCCGTTCGCCCGCCAAGCCATCCCGGCGCCATTCGCACTGCCGCCGAGCCAGAAGGGTGCATTATCGAGCACCACCAGCGAATCGGGTGCGTCGATGCCCTCTTCCATGTAACCCACGCCCCCGGCGCCGATCACATCGAACGGTGTGTAGGCATTCGCGCCGCTGTTGTAGTACACCTGCGCATGCCCGTCCTGGCCGAAGATCCACAACTGCCTGTAGGCCGTCGCCATCCCGCCAATACTCTCCGGGAAAACCGATACCTGCTGAACCGAAAGCGGGTTCCAGCTCGATCCGTCCTCCAGCGCGGAAACCTGAAATTTGTTGCTGTTGGCCAGGGTCGCCACAAAGTAGCCATCGCAAAACACCACCTTCGAAGCAAAGCCCTGCAGGCCGCCTATGGTGCCGCTCAGCGCGTTCGGCGCGAGCTGGATGCTGCCGGTTGGTTTCGTAGCACTCAGGTTGTAAATGTAGAGCTTCCCTGCAGAGCAGATGCAGAGCTGGTTTCCCGCGCTACCATTTACCGCCATCGATACCCGCTTGAAGTCATTTCCCACCGGTCCGATAAGTGTTGCCACACCAGCCGCCGTCACCTCGTAGAGGTTCCCGGCGCCCACAAAATATGCCAGCGGAGCCGCCTGTCCGGCAGCGTCGGTACCGATGAAGTCCAGGCAGCCGCGCACCGGGCTCGCAATCGCCGCGAAGCGCTTAAACCCCGGCGTGCGATTGAGAGTCATCTGCGACTGGCCTTGCCCGCTCTCGACCATCTCGGGATAAAAGTTCATGCAGCGCTGGGAATCTGCGATCCCCGACTGCAACGAATACGTCGGCCCCACAAATCCAAAGCGCGCCATTTAGTTCCGCATCCCCGTCAAGAAGTTGAAGTCAGGCCGCCCCGTGCCCGCAGTCCCAGGCATTCCGCTCGCCGTGTCGATCCGCGGAGCCGGATCGTTGTTCTCGAAAATGACCTTGATGGCCGCCGATTGCCGCGCCGCCAGCACAGCCGAAGGCTGCTTCTCGAAGCTCGGGCACAGCGCCAATGCCAGCGTGGTCACCAGTGCTTCCCAGTACCCTTGCACCAGGCCAAGCGCTGTCCGCAGCGTAAGCGCCTGCGCCAGCGAACTCCACTGCTCCAGCCGTACCACTCCGTTGGCGTTGCAGATCGGGAAGAAATTCAGATTGCCGTTCGGCTGCGCCGGCTCGTAATAGCAGTCGGTGATAATGCTCGACGTCTGCGACTTCAGCGGATTCGCCGCCCACCAATCCTTGTCCCGCATCTGAATCGGCAGATCCACAGCATTGTTCCCGCCGGGATTCAGCACAAAGCTGGCCGACGCGATGCGCACCGGCCGGTAATTGGCCGCGGGCCCAGTCTTAAAGTCGCCCGTCGGCCCGATGGTGTGCGGCTGATGGTTCGCTGTGAGGTTATACGTCGTGAAGCCTACCGAGAAGATCATCGACCGCTTGGCGTTCCACTGGTCGATGATCCTCTGCAGCACTTCCAGCGCCCACTGGGCCTCGGCCGCCGCCACCGGCTCACCCGGCGCGAACGCGCCAATCTCGTAGGCCGCCGACTGAATCAGGTCGGCGGCCAGCGCGGTCACGCTCGATCCGCTGAAGGTGACTGCCATCTACTTGCCTTCGCCTTCAGCGGACACAAACTCCGCGAGTTCTTTGAAGAAACTCCGACGGTCCTTCGCTGCCATCGCCTTCACAGCGACGAGGGCATCCTCCGGCTTGGCGCATGGGTAGCCACGCGAGAGCAGGAATTTCTGAGCATCCACAAGATCGAAGTCGAGATCAGAGGTCTGTTTTTCGCCGATCCTCTTGGCTACCTCCTCGGTGACCTTGATGTAGAGATGCTCGGTCAGATCGGGCGGAGCCTGCGGAATGTACGGCTCCGCGACCCATCCCTCGCCCAGCTTCTTCTTGAACTCCTGCTCATGCTGGCAAACATGCACCAGGTGCTCTGTTGCCACCAACTCGCGCTCCACAACCTCGTGATTGGTGTTACGGTGCAGCACTTCGCGGTAGGGCTCCACCGGGTGCCTGTAGACGCACCGCGGATACTCCTGATGCGCAATTTGCTTCACCGGCAGGCCTTGCGCAGTACCCTGCGGCTTGCTCAGGTCCAGCGTTTCCTGGCTGGCAAATCTCTCTTCGTCAATCGTTGTCGGCATATCTCTTGTCTCCCGTGCAGGCAAAGGGCGGCCCGAAAGCCGCCCCGTTGGTTAAACAGTCAATTGGGTTGAAGGGCGTTCAGCCTGGCTAGGGGATATTGAGGCGTGGCGCCATCAGGAAGTAGGTTCCCGACGTTGGCGTACAGGCCGCTGCGGTGAGCGTCGTAAAGTAAAGCGACACCGTGTTGGCCGCGGTCACCCGTGCTGCCACCAAAGGGCAGAGCGAACTGGGAGCAGGCTGGCCGATAACGGCCACCGGTTCGCCCACTGCAAGTCCGGCCACCGTGAACGTCTGCGCGACGGTCTGGATCGCGGCCGCGGTTGCCACTGGAGTGATCGTGCCGGTCGAAAAGACCGGCTGCCAGTTGCCTGTCCCCGTATCGCAGAACCAAAACTGGCCTGTCTGCACATTGATGTACGGGTTCACAGTGTTAGCCGCCGTGCACGACCCCGTGGGCTGCACAGTGTAAAGCTGGCTCGGCGTTGCCACCCAGACCACTGAGCCGGAAGCGTGCGTCGCTCCGGAGGTAGAGCTCACCCCACGCACCACGTTGATGGTCTTGCCGTTGACCGCGGTCACCAGCATCGCTTCCTGGTCCACGAACAGCTCGGTATAAGTCGGTCCCGCGGTGACGTTCCCCGAGACCGGTGCAGGCGCGCTGATACCCGTTGCGGAGGCCAGCACAATACTGCTCGCCGAGGCCGAGGTGACGGCGCTCGAGAGCGTGGTTGAGGTCAGACTGGTCTGAGCGCAAAGTGGCAGCGCCAGGGCCAGTGCGGACAGTGAGAGAAGTGCTTTCAGCGTTTTCCGCATGCTCTTGTACTCCCCAATTCCCGCGATCGCTGCGGCGTGGGATAAGTAGTTCCACACGCCGCGGCAGTTCGGGTCGGTTATGGCATGACACAGGGACTCTGGGTCTGCTCTAGGCTCCCACCACCGCAACCGCACCGGCGTCGGGATACAGGTTTCCGAATCCGTAGCAGATGTCGAAGCGGTTGGTCATCTTTCGGTTGTACTGATCCCAGGCGCGAACAAACGCAATCGAAGCACCCGTCTCCGGATCCTCCGCATGCTCTGCCCGCTCCACCGCCTCCGGATTCTCGAACTTGCCGAACGCCTTCGCGAAGGCATACTTCGAAAGTCCCAGGCTGACCGTACCGGTCAGGCCCGACGGTGTCGTGGTTCCAGGGAAGAAGGTGAAGGCGGCCGCATTCGCGGGCAGTGCATCCACGTTCTGGTATTGCGAGCCTGGCCCAAAGATCGCCGGCGAAATCGGGATCGTGTCGTTCCCGCCCGTCAGCACCCAGGGAGCGCCGCCGGCATACACAAACTGCTTCAGTCCCAGCGCGCTCTTGACGCGGGTCCGCGGGTTAACCGCATTCACTGCGGCAATCGCGAACTTATCTCCCGGGTTGATCGTCTGGCCATTTGTGCCGGTTACCACCAGCGCGGCGCCCGACTGGCCCGCACCCACCACGGTCACGCCGCCCGTTGGCGCTGTGCCGCAGGTATGCGAAACCAGCGAGTTTGAGCGATACCATTCCCACCCGCCGGCCGTGCCGATCACGCCCTTGCGGAACATGCGGCTGATCTCCGGCGCCGGATTGAACTGCGTCACGTTGTTCTTCACGTAACTGCGGTTCAGGCTGCTGCTCAGGCAGAGATGTTTCACGCCTTCCTGCGGGCAGGAGAGCGAGAACAGCACCTGCTCGGCTGCCAACGCGAAATCAATGGTCGTCGCGTCCGTGCCCAGCGTGCCCACCACATTGTTGGTCCAGTTCGCCGCCCAGTTGGCCGCGTCCGAATCCACCTGTTGCGCCAGTTGCTGACCGGCAGGGTAGAGATACGATTCCTCGAGTTCCTTCTCGGTGCGTTCCATCTTCACCAGGCGCTCGTACGAATCCCATCCGAAGTGAATGCCGCGGATCTGGTCAAGGTTGACCGTGGTCACCAGGCGCGAAATGCCCTGCTCCTGGTAAGCCAGGCCGCTTGTGACCAGCCAGCTCTGCGGCATCTTGATCTGGACTGAAGATCCCACCGGAAAGCTCTTGCCGAATTCCGACTCCCAATCGCTGTTGAACATCGAGGCGATCTCGTAGGAATTCTTCAAGAACCACAGGATCTTCATCGAGACCCAATTGGTTGTTGCAAAATTGTTTGGCACTTCGCTTCTTTCCTAGCCTTATCTGCGCGAGGCTATTGCGCGCCGGGTCTGTTCCGCGTCAAAGCTGCGAAAGTCGCCCGTTTTTGCCGCCGCCATCAGAGCGTCTTCGCCAGGCGCTCCGCGCCCTCCCACCTCAGCGGGAGGTTTCGGCGCACGTGGTTTTGGGGTTGTAGTAGCCGCTTCCGCTTTGCCGTCCTGAGCCGCCGCGCCCTTCCCCTTGCCCAGCTCCTTCACGATCTCCTGCTCCATCAGCAGGGCCACGCGCAGGGCCTTCCCGGGGTTGTTGCGGCAGGCGTCTAGAAAATCAGCCTTGGTGGCCTCTGTGCCGCCGATCGTGTAAAGCAGGTCAGGCAGCACAGGCGACTCGTTGATCACCGCAAACACTTCGCGCGAAATGCCCGGCTTCATCAGCTCTTGATGTACAGGGTTCGCCTTCGAGTCGAAATCCTCGTAGCGCTCCCGTGCCTCCGTGAGCTGCTGCTTGACCTTCTCAAACATCTGAGCCGTCTGAGCCTCGCGCTGCTGCGTGGCCAACCGCTGTTCAGCCTTCCAGTCGGCCAGGTCCTCGACCCACTCCTCGTACGATGCGTACTTGGCCTTTCCGTCGGCTCCCTTGTCTGCCTGGGTGGGCTTGGGTCGCGTTGCTGACTCAGTTGCTGGCTTCTCTTCGGCAGCCTTTGCGGTCGACGAGTCCGCTTTCGTCTCTTTTGGCTTCCGAGCCTCTTCCAGCTCTCTCTCCAGTTGCTTGGCGCGCGCGGCCAGCTCCTTGATGCGAGCCTCTGCGCCCGGCTTGCGGTGCGTCTCCTGCGTAGGTTTCTTGCCCGCTTCCGCCTCGGGCTCGTCTTCGGATTCCGTCTCTTTCGACGCGTCAGCGGCTGCCGGTTCCGCCTTCTTCGGCTTGTTCTGATTGCCAGCTTCTGCTTTCTTGCTGACCACCGGGGTCCCCTCTTCGTCCCAGCCGTCAAACTGCGTGAACTTCGGTTCTGCTGCCGCTGCGGCCGACGACTCCGCGACTACCGTCTCAACTTCCATGGTGTTTTCCTTCCGCCCTTACGCCGGGCCAGCGAGATTACTACAAACCCAGTGCGCTCCTTTCGGAGCGGAAGGAATCGAACCTCCATCGCCGGGCCGGTCCTATGCGTTCAGGCGAATCGAGCGCCCCGGTAGACCGACGACCAAACTCTTTGCGCGGCTCCTCGGAGTCTGCCCATCTTGCTAGGCATTGGCCTCCTTGGCCGCGCAAACCCGTTAGAACTGGATCGATCCCGAGCGGACCAATCGCACAAACTCATCAAATTCCGGGTGCCTGCTCAGAAACTCATACGCGGCCGAATGCCTGCCGTGGGCCTCCGCGTGATGTCGCATATTCTTTTCGGCTTCCTCGGCCAGCGTGTGAGACCGTCTAGAGGTGACTGCCTCAGTTGCCATGCCCATGCCACAGATGGGCTTGTCGGCGGTTTCACGCGTTGCCTTTGCGGCCTCGGCATACTGTGCCTTGGCTGCCCGCTCCTGATTCTGAAAGAGCTGGGAATACACGGGGTTATCCATGACGCCTCCTAAGCGTTCGGTTGCACATCTGTGGTTGATTGCGCCGCCTGCGGCTGACTCGCCGACTGGCTGGCCTGCTGACTTGCCGCTTGCGCTTGCTGTTGTTGGGCAGCCTGAGTCTGTTGCACCTGCATGGCCTGTTCGTGAGCCTGTTCGTGGAACTGGCTCATCATGTCTTCCCATGCCGACATGCGCTCCTGCAGGTTCTGCGCCTTGGTTTCGATCTCGGCGATCAGGACCTTGGTTTCGTTGTCCTTGTCCGCCTGGGCCATCCGGCCCTGCATCTCCACCACCTTGCCCTGCTTCTCCAGCTTCAGTTGCTGGATCTCGCCCATGGCCATCTGCAGTTGCGACTGCGCTTGCATCACCATCGCCCGCGCCTGCGGCGGAATGTCCTGCTGGTTCGGAGGTGCTAACAGATCGGCGATCTCATCCCCATACGTGCCAACATTCTTGAGGCGAATCGCGATCGCGATAATCTGCTGCATCAGTTGCGGCGGCAGCCCCAGAGAGGGAAGCGTCGACAGCAGCGTGTCCACAAACTCGCTAACCTCGTCACGCTGCGACATATCGCTCGGCCCGTCCGAGATCGCCACTTCAAACTCCCCGCGATGCGCAAAGAACAGGTCCGCCTCCGGCAGATGCTGCGAATCTGCAGCAGCTTCTGACCCCTGATCCCCTGCCCCTAATCCCTGTTGCGCTTCGGGCGCAACCTGCGGGGCGATATGCAGCGTCGTGTCCTGCCCCTTCTGGTCCAGGCCCAGCACCTGCGAGGGAAGGGAATCGAGCTTCGCCAGCTCAGTAATCAACTCGTTCAACTGGATGCCCGTGTTCGTCAGCGCACGCACAAAGTTGTCCGTGAAGTGAAAGCTGCCAATCGACTCCTGGCTCTGGATCTTCGTCAGCGCAATTCCGGACTTCTCGTTCTGCCTCTGCGCTGAAGTCGGCAGCGGCATCACGCCCATCGAAGCCTGGATCGACCGCCGCCACCGTTCGAAGGCGATCTCATAGGCCTGCGCGTTAGGGATAAACTGCGGCCGCGTTGGCAGCGGCGGTGGACCCCATTGCGGCTCCCAGTCCGTGGGAATCAGGAACTCGACGTAAGCCTGAGGCACCTTATTCAGGTACTTATGCATCGTCGAATCAAACTGCCCCTTGTAGCCCTGCAGCGGAGCGCGCGGAGCCATGCCAAACTCTTCCGCCTCCTGCGACGCAATATAGGCCAGCATCTGCTGCGACCCACGCGCCCGCCGCACAAGCGACAGAAACACGCGCTTTGACGTGCCGCCGGCGCGCTTGTACTTCTCGAGGCCAAAGCACCCGATGATCGGGATCCACGATCCGATCCACTCGTTCGTCTCCAGGATCTCCAGGCCGTTCGTGATGCGCTGCGTAACGGTGTGGTGCTTCACACCATCTTCGCCGACTCTCTCTTCCCGCTTCCACCACTCCGCCACGGTGATGTTGTCGCTATCGAGCCACCCCGGAGCCTTTTCGATGTCCGCGCCGTCGAAGCTGCGTTTCTTCGCCTTCGGATAGCGCGCCGCAAAGGTCGATTGCCGCATCGAGTCGGTAACGAAATACATGTTCGCGTCGGAGAAGTCAGATTCCCGCGCATCCGGATCGGGCAGCACCGTCGCCCAGTTCGGAATACGGCGAATCCGCGGCTCCTGCTCGCCGTTCTTGCCCGTCACCACCAGGTGCACGCGCCAGTAGCCGAAGCCGCATTCCACGCAGCTCTCAAAAGCCGTCGCGTAGATCGACTGCGCCTTCGACGCATACTCGATCCCCTGGATGTACGCCTGCCGGTGCTCGGCGTCCTCGTCCTTCGCGTCCTCGCTGCGCGGTGAAACCTTGATCGCGCGCTTGGTCTGGCGTAGGTTGTTGTTGGTCTGGTTCACGTACTGCGAGACTTCGTCAGGCCACAGGCACGGACGCCCCGCGCGGTCATTGCGGAAGTCCTCAGGCGGAACGCACAGGACGCAATCCATGTCCTTCTCCGCCTCTTCGTAATTCTCCCGCCAGTAAGACTTCGCATACGCAAAGTCCTCCCGCAACTCCTTAAGCAGCGCCTCGTCCGCGCCCTTGTTCGCCTGGCCGTTCTCGCTGTCTTTAGACATGCGCAAGCCTCTTCGTGAACGAGCTGCCAAACACCTTCACCGGCATCGTTACCAGCCGGCAGTTTACGCAGTACTCCAGACCCTGCTTGGACCCACGTCCCCAGCCCGCTTTCCGCGCTTGCAACACCGCATCCGCCGTGGTCAGCCCCGTGAACAGCTCCGTGTTCCCACAGCCGCCACACTCGAGCTCGACGGTTCGCTCGACCAGGCCGTCATCCTTCAACGGTGCATGCAATCCCTTCGGCCGAATCATGCGCTCCGCCTTCGCCGCGATCTGCGCCTCGCACGCATCGAGCGACGGAACGTCGAAAGCCAGCCGCGGCCGCATCGCCTCATACATCTCCCGCCGCCGCGCGCCCTCGCACTCGTTCAGCATGTCGCAGAAAAAGCCGACGCGTTCCGCCGGCATCGGGTATCCGTTCACAATGTCGGCCATCACCTGCACCAGTGCCGGATCGTCCAGCCCCGGCAGCCCCATCACCGTCAGTTCGTTCTCAAGTTGCCGCTTCTCGTCTTGGATCACTTGATTGCCTTTTTGCGGATGTTCGCGTGAAAATGTTGGCCGATCGAATCCGCATTGCGGAACCGCTCAAACTCTGTCTTCGTGAATGGTCCGAAAGGATGCTTCCCACCAGAGTGAAACTCAACATGGATGGTGTTTGTGGATGGATCATGCCCTACGGCCTTGATAGCTGACGAGTCTACGGGAACCATGTCAATTGCCATATCGGCTCAACCTCTCTTGTAGCCGCTGCCCGTCTCGGCACTCACGCCGCGCGGGGAAGGGCTGCGCGCCGGCCGGTTCGCCATGGGCACGCGCAGCGGCGTCGCGGGCTTTGGCGCAGGCGTGCGCAGTAGCAGCGCATGAATCATCGGTGGTGTCCACGCCATCAGTTCGCCGCCCCAGCCGCGCTGTCCGCGTCATCCGCGTCGCCGTCTCCACCTTTGGGCTGCGGCAGCTTCAACTCGTTCGCCACATGCGCCAGCATCTCTTCATGCTCGCCCGCGCTAAAGGGCTTCTCCGCCTCGCGCCGGCGGCCATACTCCTCGCCCTTCTCCTGCATGATCGTATGCACCGTGTGGCCGCCGCCCTTCACGACGTTTCCCTTCACGTCGCGCTCCGGGTGGATCTCCACATGATGCAGTTGAAACTCCTTCTTCTTCTCCCGCGACTTCGCGTTTACGTCCATCACTTCGGATTGGTTCATCGCTTCACTCTCCCAACATTCGGTTGGCCTTCGCCCTGATCCGCGCCGCGGCCGACTCACTCAGACTGCCCTGCTTCACCTGCTGCGTCGCGCGCCCCTTCGCATCCGCCGCATGCGCCTTGTCCGGCATCGGATACTTGCGCGCGCCCGGCAAGCCAAACTTGCTCGCCGGCAGATTGTTCCGCGTCTCCGCTTTCAGCTTTGACATCACTTCCCCCCACACGCGACTGCAGCGTTAGCCGTCATAACGCACTCACGGAGTTTGCGCATCGCCGCAGTCTTGTCGGCGCTTTCAGGAACAAGAAGGTTGATGGTCCGCGCAAACGTCCGCGCTGCTTCGCGTATCTCCTGGTATCTATGCAGATCATCCAAAGAGGGCGAATGATAGCTAAACCAGTTGTCAAGTTGCTCGTTCGTCATGCTCAGCTCCATACCCCCACCCTCACAGGTGGCGTTTGCGCTTCAACGCGGGCCTTTTCCCGTACCGGCTCGCGAATCACCACCGCGAACATACGGAAGGCATCCGCCGGATGCGATGCCCAGTCATGCAGCGGTTCGCGCTTGAACGTTCCCAGCGCCTCATCGAATTCATAGCGATAGTGCTTCAGCGCCTGGACGCCCTCAGCGCACTTCTCCGCGTCAAACCAGCAGCGATTGAAGATCGTGCGTACCGCCGCCATTCCGTCCACAATGCTCAGGCTCGGCGCAATGCGCACCTTGTAGCCACCCGCCTCCACCAACTGCTGCACGCTGCGCCCACCCGCTGCCAGCGTCTTCGCCCGCGCATCGTGAGGAAGATAAGCTGTGCCGTAGTTGTACGGGCGCTTGCCCATCTCGCCGAGGTAATGGCCCACATCCTTAAGCGAGTCGGAGACGAAGTCGATCAGCCGGAACTCAAACCCGATGCTCTGCGCAAACCAGATCGACGTGTTGTCGCCAAACCCCAGATCCCAGAACGTATCCACCGGCCGCGAAGCATCGTACGGCACGCGCGTGATGCGCCCCTCTTTCTCGGCAGCAATCAACTGTTCCTTGTAAACCGCGCCCGTCACCGCAGGCCTGCACACGCCCTCGTAGACGTGTTCAAACTCCTCCGGATCTCTCGCTTTCAAGTCGGCCATGTCCTGCCGTATTTCATCGGATAAATACGGGTTGTCCCGGTAACTCGTCTTCACCACCACCGCGCCTTGCGGCGGATGCGCTACGCAGCGCTGATAAGTCTCGTCCGACTCCAGCTCCGGGTTAAAGCTCGCCCATATCTCTGAGCCCGGCTTGCGAATCGTGGGGATGACGATATTCCACGACTTCTTCGAGACGTTCTGCGCTTCTTCCATCCAAAGGATGTCCACGCTCTCGAGCGACTTGATGTTATGCACGCTACGGTCACGCAGACCGTGGTACGTAAAGGTCGATCCATTCAAACCGCGAATGATCTTCTTCTGCGGATGGAAGAAATCGCCCATCCCCATCGCCAGAATCTGGTCTTGCAGCAATTGATGGACGCTGTCGTCGATCGACTTCATGGTCTCGCGCGCGCAGGCAATGCGCAGCGTCCGAGACCTGGCCATCGCCAGCAGCGCCCGCGCAAAGCTCCAACTCTTGATCCCTGCCCGTCCGCCCCAGAAAAACTTGAACCGCGCAGGCTCAAACAGAACCCCCGCCTTTTCCGGAATCTCGATGATCATGCCGGACGCACAAGCACGATCTTGATTTCCGAGTCAGCAGGCAACCCTCCAGGCCCAGGCGTCACCGTCGCGCTGAACGCACCGCCGTCTCCAAACAGACCCTGCCGCTTGCCCTGCATCTCGAGTGCCCGCAGCTTGTCGGCCATCTTCACCCGCTGCTTCACCACGCGCACCCGGCCAGGCCCATCCTCTACCTCGTCCTCCACCACCGCCACCGCGGCCCGTGTATCCGGATCGAGTCTGTGCACCGGAATTCGCTCGCCATACTCGTCATACAGCTTTCCCGGATCGAAGTTAGCCAACTTCGCCAGCTCGCGATCCCAGCGTTCAGCGGTGAAACCCAGCTTTTCAGCGCGTCGCGCCTGTCCATCGGAAATCGCCGCGGCCACCTTAGCATTCTTGAGCAATCGAGCGCCCGTTACATGAGCGCTCGATGCCTCAAATCCCGCTGCGCGAGCAGCTCGCGTCGCATTGAAATCGATCTGATACTCGGCAACAAAGATCGCCTGCTTTGGAGTTAGTTTTCCGCTCATGCGACCTCCTTAAACTCCAGTTGCCCCTGGACGCTTTCGACCGGCTGCTCCATGCAATGCCGCATCGCTCGCGCCTCAGTTCGCGATAGCTTCGTTCCGCCATCCCTGCGAGGGATCGATTCAAGCAACGCCCGCCGGATCGCTCCCTCAACCCACTCCACGTCTCTCTCCCACAACTCAGCGACACGCGCGATCGAGATCCCGCCCGCAAACTGCATCGCCGCTACTTCGGCCGCAGCTTCGTCCTCTTCCATCACCGTTGTCTAAAGAACAGCTGACTCGCGATCGTCCCCGCATACTCAACCGCGCTCGCATCCCAATCGTCCGGGAACTTGACCACCGCTCCATCCGGCAGCTTCAGTCGAGCTTTCCACGCCTGGCCAAGAGGCGCATAGTAGAGCGTGGCCCCGTGCGTGATATCTTCGAGCGCCCCCACCGCGGCCTGACCAGCGATCCCCAGCGCCGCCTGCCATTGCGGATCTTCATCGTTCGGCCAGAACGATAACTCTGGATCGCCCTTGGCGGTGATGCTCGAGAACTGAAGCGGCCGCACGCATTCCGTATAAGCATCCGTGTTGCGCCGCGCCGCGCGATTCGCGATCACGTTCGCCACGCTCTGCATTCCCGATATCCCGCCACCGCGGTTCTCACGCCACACCGTCAGCGCCAGCATGAACTGATCTTGAATCCGCATTACGTCTCCCCAACACGCCGGCGGCGCCTTTCGCTCGGGGCCCCAATGACAGGTCTTGGTCAGTGGGGATACTTTTGCTACTCAGCGCCGCCCGTTTGCCTGTACCTCGCCAGCTCACCACGGATCGCCGTGGACAATTTGCAAGCAGCCAACTTCTCAGGCTTCATATGGCCAGGTTCGGCCTTGGTTATCTCGCTATTTCTGCCCGAATACGAAACTCAACCCCGTGCTTATCAGCGCGGCATTCTGATTCCCGATCCGCACGTACTGCACCTGCAGCGGATTCCAACTGAGTGTCGAGCTCGATCGATACTCAATCCCACCGCCCAACATAAAGGCAATATGGCCTCCGCCCGCACTGAGCATTCCCACGCCGCCCGATCCACTGACATACACGCCAAAGGTACTCGGCGAGACGTTGGTCCTTGCCAGCAGTTTCGTAAGATCCGGCTGAAACTTCACACCGCCCGTGTACGCGTTGATCCCAGACTGAGCGCCGGTCAGTTCCTTGCCCTCAATGAACAAGTGCTCGCTCTTTGTGGTACCGAAGTCCATGAGGTCGAAGGATTCAGTCGTCAGATTGCCAGTGCCCCAGGCTCCGGCATAATGCAATGCAATCGCATCCGAACCGCCCGTGAACGTGGCCGTAGTGCTCGCCGCCGAGGTCGCGACTGGCGTCACCGTCTGCGCTTGCAACTGGCCCGCACACATGACGCCCAGGCCAATCATCAACAGAATCACGCCAACCTTGTTCAGCCCGGTCGCTTGCGTGTCCGCTGCGCTCGGCGCTGAGAAGATCGATGGGAAGATCGCGTGCAACAGAATCGCCGCTGCCACAAATCCGGTATAGACTGCCACGTGCGCATGCAGCCAATTCGTCGCCAGTGCCGGAACGCCCACCGTTCCAAACAGCGCCATCAACAGCGTAAGATACTGCGTCACCTTCAGTTGCATTATTGCCTTCTCCTTCGCTACGGCCTCAAGCTTGTTGAGGTCACGGTAAATTGCCAAAAGTTTGAACGGATTCAACATCGTCCCTTGCCCTCCGCTGCCTTACTGCGCCATTCGCTCCACCTTCGCGGGCTCATATTCGCGCGGGTAGAGAATCTTGCCGTTGATGTGCCGATGCGGCGGGAAATCAGACTTCAGACTCTCGTCGCGGCTGAGCTTGAGGTTCACTCTCCACAGAACGGTGAACGCCGCCAACAGAAATGCAGCATTCCCCCCACGCAGCAGCCAATCAAGCATTCCGTTCCTCCACCACCATGCCGCTATCCCGCGAGCGCAACGGCCCGCTCCGCGAAACTGTTAGCCAACCCCGCCAGGCGCCGCTCACGCCGAAAACCCTCGGCCGCACTGGCGCAAGGCTCATACACAATCCCAGGCAGCTCAACGTGCGCCATCGGCTCGCGCCTTGCTGCCTGCTTATTGCGCAACTGGATCGATTCCGCCAGCGTCACGTCGCGGATCGAAACGCCAAAATCCACCCACACGCAGGCGCACTCTTCCACAGCCCTCGACGCCTGGTTAAAGCGCAGGGAGAAACCCCGAGTTAGATTGAGCACACGAGTGTTCTTGGACATTCTGGGAGGTCGGAGCCTGTCGGGACTCGAAGCCGTAACACTACTGCTGGCGCAGCTCAACACGGCGACAGGGCCTTAGCATTTCTAAACAACCGGCTGCATTCGCAACCGGTCACCATCGATGCATCAGCCCCGCGACGTAACGATTTCTAAACTAGCAGGTTTTGATAGGCTCAACGACGCAATCTTACAAATAACAATTCCTTCTTGTTTTTTTTGGTTCCTAACTCAATGCAGATCGCGACGGTGCCTGCTTACCGGCATTCCTTCGTTCCTAAACACTCTGCGTAATTGCTTCAAGTCCGAAGCAACTACACCGGCACCCTTAAAAGCAGCGTAACTAAGCCCACTCTCTTTCAGCAGCCCTCCTGGGCCGACAGGGTAGCGATCCAACAATGAAATCGCCCACGCAATACCTTGCGTGAATCCTCTCCGTTCGGCATCCTCGACGGTGGTCAATCTCTTTTCTTCGCTCAGTTCAGTCGTGCCCCTCAGCAACGCAGCGCAAGCATAAAAGCGATTCGATAAACGCCCTTGCGCCCTGAGCGTATCGATGTTTTCGAGGCTTCGCTCGTCGAAACGGAATTCAACCCTTTGCTGCTTTGCCATCTATCTCTCCCGAGTACCGTTATGCCTGCGGCGTAGTTAACAAATCAACTACGCCGTGTCTTTATCTGTTGGAATCAAAGCCTGCACCCCAACACCCAATTTCGACGCGATCGACGCCAGCAGGAATGGCGGGCATCTATACCCCGACTCATAACTACTAAGGCGCTGCTGGCTGATATCAAGCGCCCGTGCGAGATCGACGCCTTTCATCCCCAGAGCTTTGCGCGTCCTGCAAATCCTCGCTCCCACACACGCGTCAAACTGCAGCTCCTCTTCATTCCTCGGCCTCGGTGCCATCAGCGACTCCCCATCTCCGCGCGTCGAATGCGTTGCGCCGCGCGGATTCGATCCACTTCCTGCAACGTCGGCAGCGGATCGCGCTCAAACCCGTAACCCGCCGTCGCCCTCTGCCTCAACACTTCCCGCACGCGCTGGCCCTCCGCCTCATCGGCACAATTCGCCAGATACTGCCCCGCATCGTCTAACGGCTCATGCGGTTCCACCGCCCCGCGATTCGCTGTCGCAATCACCACAAAGCGTTTCATCGTGCGCTCCCCACCCCTGCCCTGCGTTGCTCCGCCTTTTTCTCATCGATGCGCCAGCTATTCCGCCGAATCCAGATCCCGTTGCGGAAGAAGTTCAGCGGCCCGTACGGCACTGCCAGCAAGTCGAAGATCCGGTCGTAATCGCGCCACGCCTGCACCATCTCCAGCGCAACTTCGACGAGAGGCCTGCCCCGCACGCATTGCTGCGCAATCACGGCCGCGATCACGGCACGCAGTCCACGCCTACGCCCCTCGTCCACAAAGTCGCACTCCTGCATCACCCACTTCACCGCGCTCGGTTCGTCCGGCATGAGTCCTTTCAGATCCTCCAGCCGTTTCGCTTTCGCGCGTTCTTCCTTGGCGACTTCGGCGTCTTTGAGGTTTTGCTCGCAGTAGAAGCCTTCCCACATTGCCGCATCAGCCCTTCGCCCCGCATCCCTCAGCTCGTCCAAGTGCGCAAGCTGCTCAGGCGTGAACGCGCTGTCTAGGGGTTCCCCAAAACTTCCTCCCGGAGCTCCTGCACCATGCGTGCCTCGAAAATCTTCCGCAGCTTCCGCATCGCTATCGCCGCCCACGCAAAGTCCATCGGCCACACTCGCGGCGCTATCTTGCGTCTTGCTTGCATGCAATGCCTCCTCAGGCACATCGAGACCACACGCCCCCGCTTGCGGGGGTAAGGGGGGTGTAGTTTGTTTTGAAGTCTTGCTGTCTTGTGTATTAGAAGGAAGTGCTCCAAGTGCGACAGATTTGTCGCTCGGAGCGACAGATCTGTCGCACTTTCCCTCAGCCGCAGAAAAAATATCGCTCTCCAATCTGTCGCTCTGAGCGACAGATTCAGCAGCTTCGCTGACCACCGACAACTGACCACTCTTCTTCCGCGCCAGCTTCGCGCGTAAGACCTTCACCTGGGCTTTCAACTCGGCAACGCGCTCATCCGGAAGACGGTAGCTTCCCAATCCGGAAACGTAATGCGCACCTTCCCGCGTGACCAGGTCCTTCACATCAACCAACGCATAGCGGCCTTTGCTTTTTGCGCCATGCTCTCCCCGCAACAGACCCACATACTCCAGCACCTGCAGGCAGCGCCACACCGTATCTACGCTCTTACCACACCATTCCGCCATCTCGCGCAACGCAAGGCGCGTGTCGCCATCGCGGCGCCTCGGCGACACAATCCACGCTCCATGCGCGTTGCGCGCTATGCGGCTGTACACCCAGATCGCGTCCGCACCCACGATGGGCTGGTAGCAATCCACGACCTCGTTGTCCAGCCAGAAATAACAGGCCTTGCGATCGTTGCGCAGGCTCGTCAATGTTTCGGTCCCTGAAGTCACAGTGCTTTCCCATGCCTCGCGTAAGCCATGCCCCGCGCGGTCTCTTTCCACTCTCTGGTCATTTCTTCTTGATTTCCTCGAACGGCCTACGCCAGCAGCGCTGCGCGCAGACCATCATTCAGAAATGCAAGCCTCTGCCCGGCGTCCAACCGGTCCAGCACGCGGTCCACTTCCTTCTGTGTGAGTAAGATCTCAATCTTCAGCCGCACTTCGGACGGATCCACGCCAGGCGCCGCAGCCGTCTTTCCCTGATCAACCCTGTTCAGCGCGCTCATAAGAGCAGACGCGGTGCCTGGGCGGGCCGGATCAATATCCACCATCTGACGCGGGCTCTCCGCCGGCTTCTTCGACGCTGCTGCCCTGTTCTTGTAGCCGTGGCGACTCGTGCAGTACTTTCGGCCGCTGTAGGCCATCTCACCGCACCCCTCATATGCGCACTTCACTCCATCCTTCACCTTGTCACTCTCCTCTCTCTTCACTTCGTCCACCGCCGCGGCCGGCGCGGCAACAATGGTGCGCATAGTCGGCCTCACATCGCACTTCAAGCGGGCCGCGCTCATTGATCCACGCGCCTGTTCGTCTCCCCAGGTCATCGTTACAGCCTTCAGCTCCGGCACATCCGGCACCGTCGCCGAAAGCCCCAGTTCCTCGGGAGTGCGATGGATCGCATCCCGCTTCTCGCCCGCAAACACAACCTCGCCAAACGTCCCCACGCGCGGAGACACGCTCGACTCTTCCCGCCCCAACCCGGCACAGCGCTCCACCACGCACGCGCGGCCGTCGGCACAGTCCAGGCACATCAACTCTTCGCCATCGCCGTCAAGCGGCGACGCCATCATCACTCCCAGGCAGGAGTGCCCAGCCCGTCGGCACGGCGCGCATTCTTTCATCAAGCCAATTCCTTTCAGTTAGGAGTTATCCATCTAAGCTCAGATCGCGATGGTGCCTGCTCTGTTAGCAGTTTTCGGAAGCAACGCAGTACGATCCAAACGTCTCGTCGTACTCTTCTTCGAGGGTTATGGTGTCTCCGGTCGGATCACCGTTCTCGTCTGACGCGCTCATCTTCATCGTGCCGGGAACCTCGGTGACATCATCCAAATCAACATCGTCCGAGTCGTCAAGCATGGCGGCAATAACCGCCTCTTTGGTGGGACCACCGTAGATGTCTCCACCGCCTGTATCAAAGAAAACTGCCATTTTGCTATTTCCTTTCTGTCGCGATCTAGCTACGATGCCTAGCTCAGGCGAGTACCGCACGCATCTTGAGCCGCGCAGCATCGGCAAGCGGGAAACACTTCGCGCAGGTTTCCGGCTGCTCAAGACCCTCGCATTCATCGCAGTTGGCGTGAGCGTCATCAAGCTTCTGGTACGCCCTGAGCGCCTCCAGGGCCTCATCGCGCTCGTTGCGGATGCAGGCAATGCAATTATCAAAAGGCTTGAGGTTTCCATTGCTATCCATCGATGCGTGGGGTGGACACAGCAGATCGGCCAACTTCTGAGCCTCCTGCTCCTTACGTACAAGCTCATCTATCCGCTGCAAGAAGTTGAGCGGCCGTGTGGGGGCGCCTTCCACGGTACCGCCAAGGCGATCCACGGCCATATCTAGCATCCCTTTCAGGCGTGCTATCGTCTCTCCGCTTTGCGCGTGCTGTCGGGCAAGCGTCACAACCGCGTCCTCGTCGTCGGCGATGCGCTCGATCAGTGCGACGACCACCGAATTATCTAGTCCACATCGCAGCGGGTTAGAGTAGTTTGCATGTGCTTCCCGCAAATCCTCCGGTATCTTTAACTCGTCCATTTCATCCCTCTCCCTCAAACACCGTAGTCACAGCGGCAACTAACTCCTGATCCCTATCCTTGGTGGTGCATGTACTTCCAACCGTTGGCGCGCTTACTGCAGCGCCAGTGCTGTACATCTCCGCCGCGCACATCGCCCGCGGTGATCATCATGTCAATCGCCGCGCGCACGTTGCCCATCTCGCGCTCAAGCGTGACCTTATGGTTCGGGCCACCGAAGGGCGACGCCCCTTTGTACCCATGCCGAAGCACCTTACTCACAGCCTTGGCCACTTCGCCGCACTCCTCAGCCAGCACAGCCAGGCGTTCAATATCCGCCCGCGTGAGGCCCGGGATGCCCGCCTCCGCCAGCGCCTTCTCCTCTGCATCAGCCAACCGTTTCAGCGCATACTCAGCACCATCGCAGCGCTGCGCAATCAGGCAGGCCGACTCCATATCTAGCCTTCCCTCCACGCCGAACCGCACTGTCCATCCCTTGAACCGACCGCGCCAGTATTCATCTGCAAACATCCGCTCTCGGCATGCCCGCAACCGGCCTGGCAACGTCACCCACTTCCGCACCCAATTCGTCAACCGATTCCAAACGCCCTTCATCGTCCCCCCACCCTTTCTGACCCCTGGGCCCTGATCCCTGCCTTACCGCCCTCTCCAACTCACCGACTGCCGATCCAGTGCACCGCCCGCGCGAACCTTCAAATTGTCGCGCCGCTTCTTTTCCGAGCGGTACTTCCGCGCATCCCGCGCCATCTGCGGGTCGTCGAATTCCCAACACTCGGTGTGATCGGCGACGAGCATCTCCTTCAGCTCCGCCAGCTTGTCCGGCGTACGATTGGCTGCGGAGCGGATCTCCTCAAACTCGCCGCATCCGTAGCACTCGAACGCGTTGAACTCCTCATGCCACACGATCCCGCCGTCCGCCGGCCGCGCACGCTTCGTCGCACCTTTCATGCGTTCCACCGTCCTACGCGATCTTTCCCGCTAGCCAGGTCGATCCCCACGAACAGCGGCGGCTCTCCCTCCGGCGCGCCCGACGTTTCCCACCCCTCAATCCCATCCGGGACATCAAAGAAACCGAGTGCTCCCTTGAACGGGATAGGACGCTCGAACGCAACCGGATTCGCCAGGACAAAGCCGAACTTTCCAAAGAACCATGGCGAACTGCTCTGCGATACGCAATCGACGATGTCAACCTTGCCGACGATCCGCCCGCATCCCGCCTTCAAGTAGTCGATCAACATCCCAAAGAACGGCTGGCCAGTTACCTTGCAGATATGTGCGATTGAATCGATGTCCTGCAAAATCTCGCGAGGACGGAACCACGAACTAGCGTGCAGATAGACCGTACCCCGAAGGCGCGTAGACCAGTCACGATTCTCGATATCCTTCCCAAAGCGCAGAATGGCAAGCCACCACGGCGCGCGCACGCTCAGACACTTCATCGATCCCCGCCTTTCACTAACCCCTACTCCCTGTTCGGCCCCAGCTCCAACCGTGCCGCCTGCTTCTTGTCGCGACGCGTCTCTTCCACTCGTCCAGCCAGGCGCGGCAAATACTCGAGAACCCGCTCCGCCGCGTCTTCCGGCTTGCATCGCGGATCCACCGAGAACACCGAGTCATGCGGTCGAATGACCAGCACGCAGATAGCGTCGCTATTCCTGCGCAGCGAATCTGCGAACCCCACTAAAGTCCCCGTGCGCGTCCAATCCGGCGGCGGCCTCACTCGACATCCGCCTCGTCCGGAGGAAGCTCTTCCGTCGGCGGCTCAGCTTGCGCCTGGTCGACGCCCTGGCCTTCCATGAACCGCTCGAACTCCTGTTGCGCAGCGAACAAGTTGAGCTGCTTTTCGGAGTCAGTCATCTGCTCTTCGCGAACAACCTCACCCGTATCCATGCGGACGATGCGCTTCATCCCCTCGCAGGGCATGTGAAACCGCACCGCGCAGTGCACCATCCGCGGCTCAACCCGGTTGCGAATGATCCGAGCCAGTTTGCGTTGCTGCTCATTGAGCCCGACCAGGCGCTCTTTGAACTTCTTCATTGCCTCAGTGCGGGCCGTGTTCGTCTCGTCGATCGACCAGATCGTCTCGCCCAGCATCCGGCCGCGCGATTGCACTTCTTCGTCCGTCAACATGCACGGCAGTTCCAGTTCGAGTTGCCCACCTTGAATTGCAGTCACTGCACCCCTCCCGCGCGAATCCACTCGATCAACACGTCGCCGACCTTCCAGCCGAGATACAAGAGACCCACGCCGACGACAATCACGTTGACCACCCAAAAACGTTTACGCACCGCCTGGCACAAGCGGCGAAACGCGGAGGCCCCGCTGGCCGCCCGCTCGGCGTAATAGGAATCCAACGCCTCGATCTCGTCCGTGCACCGAGCGCAATACCGTCCGGCAGGCGCATGCGCGTCACATCCATCCACTTCGCACACGTGAACTGCTGTCTCGCTCCAAAGATCCCTCACGCCGCCCGTCCTTTCTTTGGCTTAAGCCCGCGAATCTTCGCGTGCACTTCTGCCGGCGTCAATTTACGGCGCTGCTCGCGTGCCGCGTCCGCCAACCTCCGCACCGTTGCGGCCTCCTGCTTGTAGCACGAGGACTTCGTGCAACAGTTACGCCGCTTGTCCTGCCATCCCAACGAATTGCTGCGTTCAATCTCGGCAGCAGTAATGCCGCAATAGCGGCAAACACCTGGCGGGGCGCTCATTCATCACCCCCGTCATCGTCGTTGAAGGGAACCGGCGCAGTCTTCGCCTTGGGGATCTGTGCCCACCTCTTCTTCACAGCAGCCGCGATGCGCTTGCGCGTCTCCGGAGAGATGCCCTTCTTTGCCGGTTTCGCAGCCTTCTTCGCGGGCTTGGCAGCTACCGCCTTGACGGCTTTCTTCGAAGCCTTCTTAGTTTCAGTTGGCTTGGGCTTCGTCGCCTTTTTCCACGCGGCCGCGCCGTCGAACCCAAGCCGCTTGATCGACTTCAAAAAGTTATCTCTGCCGCTCTGCGGGCCGCCGTATTCGTTGGCGACTAACTCATCGAGCGAAGCGGCTGCGAACGCCCGCGCAAACTCGACCGAGTCAATCGCCGC